CCGTTAATTGTGATTACATCACCAACAACGTAATCATCTTGGAAAGTAGTTGAAGAACCAGTGATAGTCGCTACGCCTGTAGTAGTTGAAATGTTAACAACGCTACCAGTCAGGTTTGATGTTTCAGCCGCAGTTTTAGCGATAACAATAACGTTTCTCTCATCAGGGGTTGTTAGTGATCCAGTGTCGTTCATAGACTCTGTGCCGCCCGCATGCGCCGTATTCGCTGTAACCGTTACACTACCATTAGTTGCGATCTGTACTTCTTTTTCATTTTTAAATACAAACTGCGAATCAACGCTGTTAGATTTATCAGCAAGAGTTTTAGTACCCATTTGGGCAAAGGGGAATACCATAAGGTTTTGAGCAGTATCTTTCAATACTGCGTTACCGTTTTCCAACACAACGTCAGCAATTGCTTTCAAGCCGCTAGAACTATCCATATAAATTGATCTAACTTCCGTGAAGCTTGCTCCACCAAGCATCTCAATACCAGTCAAGTATACTCTAAATTGACCAGCTGGGGTTCCGCTAGTTCCGCTGTTATATTCAACAGCTCTTACATAAGCTGTACCGATTTGGTCGCCTTGAGCTGCTTGAGAAGCAAAGTTACCGCCAGAAATAGCATTTGAAGCTGCCGAACGCAACTCAACGCCACGCAAACCTTGATAGTCAAACGCACCAACAAATTCGTCACAGATAACATAGTTACCGATTGCTTGACCAATTACCGCACTATCTTGAGTGTCGTACTCTAATGCTTTATCAATTTCAATTTCTACTGGGGCGTGTAGCTTAATTCTTTTACCGCCAACATAGCCTGTTCCGTTTTCAACAGAAGCAACGATAAGGGAAGTGTTCCCGCCTTCATCTGCGCTATAGCGACCCAAGTTACCAGTTTGCTTCAGGTGCTCACGGATACGGATGTTAAAGGGTTCGGAAGCGAAGTTACCGTTGGTTTCAAAAAACTTAGTATCAACATAATCACCAATATCAGAATATGTTGTATCATTTTGTTTTTTGGTAATCAAACCATCACGAATCTCAGCAGCAACAAAGAACGTTTCTGTATTTGACGTGCCGATAGGTCTGGTAGTTAGTGTCGGAACAATTTTCAAACGATCAGCGCCTGGAGCACCAGCGTTTGTCGAACCGCTCGCATTATCATACAGGCTCGAATCTTCATACGCATTCACAAAAGACTCACGTGATTCAAAGCCGATGTTAATATCTGGGTCAATAGCGTATCTACCAGCAATAGTAGATTGAGGCTCTACACGAATAAAGTTTCCTTTATGGTAAATAACACCTTCGTCAGTAGAAGCCTTTAGACCTTTACCAGTAGAATTCGCTGCGTATGTTTTAGCAGCAACAATAAAGTTATTTGTTGAGAAGTTACGAACAACCAAAACCTCATCATCCAAAAACGCTTTGGTCGTGTTATTTGAACCAGAGTTGATGTAGTCAATATAGATTGTTTGCGTAGAAGGAAAACCAAGTTCGGATCCTGGTTTGTGAGCAACTAGACGACCCTCAACGCCAGAGGTGGCACCATAAACAACAGCGTTGGCGATCTTGCCAGAAGATTGGTAGAAGTCTTCTTCCAAGAGCAAACGGTTATTTGCGTCTCTATCTCTCAAACGAACATATGGTACATGTTGTACAGTAATATTACAGCCAGAAATAACTGTACCGTCAACAACAACCTCAGAAGCAAAACGCTCTAATTGGTTTTGAAGAATTGATTGAAGCTGAGTTAGTTCTCTTGCCTGTACCGCATATCCTGGACGGAATAATACACGATGAAAATTCTTTTCTTCGTTAAAATCGTCGAAATATGGGCTTTCGTTTAAGTTGGATTCAAGTGCCATTTAATCTACCTTTAAAAGTCTAGAATAATTTTAAAATCTTCTGTTTGGTCTACGTTTCTTGTTACAGGCTCAACATTCTCAGTATATAAAATCTCACCAGAGAATGTATTAGCTTCAGGACCACGGATTCTTTCTACCACCGCTACCTTAACATCAGATTTAGAAGTCAAGATAACGTCATCTTTTGTGAATGCTGGATACTCACTATAACTGTTAACATTATTTAGGTAAACAGTATAGAACGAAGGATCAGGTTCTGTCTCGTCGTTACGAATATAAACGATCTCAGCGTTAGCTCCTTGTAGAGCATTTTTCATAGCATCAGCTTCAAGTCTTTGATAGTTGGTCTCAACAATAAATTCATGTTGACCAAACTCAGCTTTAGCTCTATTTCTTTCGTTAGTAATGATATCCCCAACCGCCAATTCATTTACAGGGTTTAATCCGTCCATTTGAGTGTACGAGACTTGAAGTCTTGTCATCAAGTTTAGTGTTGTTGGCGAGTTTGAGTTATTTGCGATATGCTCAAGCTTTACTTCGTTATTTGAATTAACTTTTAGAACAGGGTCTTTCAACAAGCTGATAGTTCTAAACGAGGTATTAGAAGGGATATATCCGTTACCGTTAGCGGAAACGCCTTCCATACCTGAGGTTGAAACGTTAAGCATTAGCTTGTCAGCAAACAATTCCCGCACAGGGTCTAGACCGTGTCCGCCAACTGGAGAAATAATAACATTAGCCGTTGCGCCAGTACCATGAATAGAGTTAGCTGTTACAAATGCTTTTGCTCTTGTATAGCCTTCGCCTGTGTTAATTACTGATACGTTAGCAATAGCACCAGTATTTGCTACACGTGCGTATGCCTTTGCGCCTTTACCGTCACCGATAATAGTAATAGTCGGGGAAACGATTACACGTGAGTCGGTATTACCATATGTTTGGAAAGCAGTATTTACAACAAGAGTTTTAGTTGAGCCTTCATAGTTAATAATTCTACGAAGCTGCCCTGCGCCTGAACCAGCGTAGATATAAACTGAACATCCGTTGTAGAAGTTATCAACAGGGGATGGGGGAACATCGCCAGTAACAGATAGCTTTAGCGTTGTAGATGTTGCCTGTTCAACTACGCCTTCGGGGATTTGCTTATAACCATAGCCAGGAGTATTTAACTCTACAATCTCAATAGCTCCGTTGGTAGAAGCTTGTTGAGAATTCCACTGACGAGAACCTTCAAGAGTTTGATCGTCAGCATCTAGAGTTTTAACTGGCATGTAAGCGGAAGTCAAGAACTTTCTTGCTTGACCCAAAGAAATACTATACATGTATCTCCAAGTATAACCATCGCTAGTTGTAAATGGGATAGTAGAATACCCAGTTGGCTTTACGGTTGATGCTGCTCCGTTATTATTATACAAACACTTATAAACGTTATATTCATCAGTAAGAACATAAAACATTTTAGTGTGCATAGAAGGATCAGTATCTCTGTACATAGAATATACAGTTCCTGTAGTCCAATCATATCTAGGAGCAACAAATGAAACGTTGTCAGGGTTAATACGCTTTGCGCCAATAGAGTTTCTATAAACTTCATATTGTAAGTTTTGCGTTGTATCAGCTGGAACATCAGGGTTAGGTTCGTCTGCCCATTCCGTAGCCTTACCAATAACAGCGTATAAAATAGTTGACTTTTTATCTGATCTACTGTCGGTTGCGTTAAGCGCATCAATAAACGCTTTCGCATTATTAATTGACAGTTCTTTAGTTGCGTGTTTATAAAGTGAAGCCATTACTAGATTGACCCTGTGTTATAGAATATTTCAGCCGAAGAGATATTACCTTCAGACCAAGTTACTTTTGAGTTTGCCGAAGTATCGCTGCTTACTATATTTAGCGGAATAGAAACGAGGTCGCCTGAAATAGAGATAGTCATAATATCTCCATTTGAGTATTGACTTGTGAAAGAAGTACCGCTACCAGTAATAGTTGAAGTCGCATTCGTAATAGAAACTGAGCCAGTTCCTTTCAGCAGCTTATTATTATCAGAAGAAGCTTCAATATCTACATTCAAGTTACTTTGTAGAACATACTTACCAAACAACCCTTGACCAGCAGGGTGTACAAGTTTTAGCATAATATCTTTATATTTTTCAAATGGTAAGGCTGAATTAACTTCGTAAGCGAATTCGTTATAATATTCATTATCTGATAGATATCCTCTCAGCGAGGAGATATGCGATCTATTTGTAGCATAATAACCTTGAGTATTAGCTACATCGTGAATTGATAGCGTAGCGATAGAAATAGTATCTTGGCTATCTTCAGGTTTTCTTTCAGCGATTAGCTCAACTTCTTCTCCTGGAGTATAACCATAACCAGAATCAAGCGGAGTTACGTTTGTTACAATACCGTTAGCGCCAACGGCAGAATTAACTCTTGCGTTATCACCAAGAATACCTTTATCAATAATCTCCACGATTTGCGCATCGCCAGTATCAATTATCGTTCTTGTATCAGCTGTGTAAGGAACATACTCACTATTGTATGAATATACTGTGACATGTTCACCGATCGCCCAATTAATATTTCCTGGGCTTCTTTGTTGTGGTCTTTGCCATACTCTAATCCAAGTTTCATAAACGCCGTTCGCATAAGACTGAACAGTAATCGGTTGGTTATCTCTACCACCCTTTACGTCACCAATAGCGAAACTTGATTGTCCAAGAATTTTATCGTTACTATCAATTTTAGTATATTGGCTGTTACCAGTATTAAAGAATTCGTTATTGGATTGTAGTCTAATATAAGCCTCGCCAATACCAAGCGCAGCGATATCGTTTTCTCTTACACGAACTCTTGGTGCGACACTATAACCAGCACCACCACGAATACTTGACAACCTTGAGATAGTCCCGAAAGTTGTATTCTTAAAGATTAATGCGTCTCTTAGTTTCGTATAAACATTTTCGACAATAGTATTAGAAGTTGATAGAGCAGCGTTACCAACATAATCATTATGGAATATTTGAATAATTGGCTCATCTTCTTCAAATGACTTCATAGGTCCAGTATCAAATTGAGATGAGATAGAGGAACCATTATTTGACGTTACGATAAGAGTTAGCAAATCACGAACATCATTACTATTTTCTGCGTCAACCCAGCCATTAGCAACAGTTGCGCCAAAGTGTTTAATTGCGCCAACAGCGCCAGAACGCTCGCCTTTAATTTCATCGCCTAATGAAAGACCATTACTATTAGCAAAGAAACCAATTTGTAAAACGTGATAGCCGATCGTATTTGCTTCATATGATGTTAAAGTTCCTACTGAACCAGCTTCGTCGTTTACAGTTTCGGCGTTAGCGAATACTCTGTAACCATCAACTCGAGCGTAAGTGTCTCCTGCCCCAGCAGAAATAATATCATTTACAACAGCATTTGCTCCGCTAGTTTGGCCATATAGGTTCATACCAACAGAAATAGTTTTAGTATTAGCAATTTGAATAATGGCATTAGCTTGTTCGTGGAAGTTTTTACGAGTTACTTCTTCACCATATTCAGGGAACCCATAGTGAGGGCAACCAATAGGAGTGTTAGCATAGGTTGACATTAAACCTGTGGGGGTTCCGTCTCTATCTGGGAAAGAGATAGTCGGTCCAAGATCTCCAAAGATATTGTTACCGCCAACAAGGTTAGTGTTCATAGAGATAGCAAAAGTATCAACGATATCGTCAAGGTTTAATTCAAACCCTGCTTTCTCATAGCCATCACCGCCAATAAATTCTACACGTGTACCACCCAATTCATATGTTGCGGTATAGCCTGAACCACCTTCAACTAGATCGAAAGTAACAATACCGCCTGAAGATTTTGTACCAGTAACAACACCTTTACCAAAGATACCATTCTTTTCTGATACAAGCTTTAGAACATCGCCTTTACGATAGTTCTGACCACCCTGCGTTACTGTGATCTTATTAATACCAGCTTCAACAATAGGAGTATGCCCGCCAGAAGTTCCTTTAATACGAATTGGCTCATCGTGATTAAATGCGCCTTTTACGTTTGACACAACAATCTTCATCAGGTCACGGGAACGTGCTACAACCTTTACAATATCTTCAACCAAAGCCTCAGCTTGAGATTCGGTGCCTTGAATAGTTCTACCGATAAACTCATAAGTTTCTGGGTCATAAGGTGTTAATAGATATCTTTCTTTTCTCCAATCACCGTCGGATACTTTTAGGATTTGTTGACCAGGAAAGTATACATCAACGTCTTCATTATACAAAGCACGGAACATTAATTTTAATGAGTTTAATGTGCCACGTGATTGGTTGAAGTCGTGGATATATTTTGCCAATAATCTTTTATCAGCAGCAATATCTTGCGGAATATTAGGAAGAAGTGTTTTTCTAAAATACTCAAAATACTCGTCAAGAGTTTCATTAATATCTTTATAAGAATTTAAATTATGTAAAGCATCTTGAGCTTTACCATCTTGTTCCATATATTCATAATAAGCTTTCACAAATTGTAAGAATTTAGCCCCTTCCTCTTTATAGAAGGAAGGGAACTGGTTTTCAACAACCATAGAAAGTTTGTTATCTAACGCCATATTACTTCTCGCCAATAACTGTTATATTAGAATCGTTTGGATTCATAATAAGAATTTGTTCTCTTACTGGTGTAATGTCAAGAGATTCTGGTTTTACAGTTACCTTAATCTCAATACCAGAATATGCTTCAGGCAAGAAGTTTTCTAATTCAAATTTACCAGTTGTGTAGTCAATAACCCCAGCATTTGAAACAACATCAACACGCTTAGAATCAGAATATCTATAGATACGAAGATTACCAAGTCCATCATCATCAACATAACAAGAGTTACCTCCATATGTAAACTCTGTTGAGGATACAGTTGAGGGTCTTATTCTATTATTAAATTTAAGAGTTATTTTTTGTACACGTTGAGTTGATGGAGTAAATCTTTTTTGAATACTTAATATCGCTTCGTTATTAATTACCGAGCCGTCAATATTATCAAGCAATCTAAGAAGCCTTGAGAATCTCAACTTATTACCAAATCTTTCAAGGTTATTTGTTGAGTATTCTCTAATCTTTTCAATAACCAAAGATTTAATATCACCGCTCTTTAATGTAGTTTCAAACTCAGCATAGTTGGTGCTAACATCAAGAACAAGATATGTATACTCAGGGTCAATAATAACAGGGTCAATAGAAAGCATACAACGTGAAGCAATAGATTCTTTAATTTGTGCTTTTCTAGAAATAGTCATAAATTGCTCGCCAACTGGCTTAACGGCAATATAAACCTTACCAGGAACAGGTGGATCTGCCTGTTCACCACCAAAGGCAACAATAGACTCAACGTCAGACTGTTCGTTCAGAATAATTCTTTCAAAGTCTTCAGCAACAACCGCACGGTTTTGAGTTTGGTATAGTCTAGGAGCATTAAACTTAATACTATCAACGCTCTCTTGAGCACGACCACCTGCCGCAACGTTTACTGTTGCGACTGAAAGGTTTTCATAAGTTACGTCAGTAAGAATAGTTTTAGCGGAGAAGAACTTGGCACCGTTTGCTGCTTCATTATTATTTACGAGGTAGTCAACAATTACTACATTACCGTCAACAAGGGATCTACCCAAAGCACCTGAACCGAAAATAATTTGATACTTACCATCGGGTGCTTCTTCAACAAAATAAACTGGATCAGTTGAACGAATTGTTGAAATATTTGTTGCTCTATAAAACTCTGTAATAGTGCTATCAGTAGATGAGCTTTGTACACGAACACGAATAGAATCGGTATCAGCGTTACGGTTAGGAATAATAATCTTTGTATCATTCGCTTTGCTGTATGTTGTTCTATGCGTAAGAGGTGTGCCTTCTTTTACAACAACGCTTACCTCAAAACGGTTATTCAACCTGTCAATAATTTGATCGTCTGGTAATACAAAGTTATATGTTACACCATCAAGAGTAGAAATAAAACTTGTATTCTTTTTCAGAGTCATTCTAGTTTTATCTTCAGGAACGCCGCTGAAAATAAGGTTAAGGGTTGCTCTCGCACCACGTGATGCGGTTGGAAGATATCCTAACTCTCTCGCACGAGATACGACTGAGTCACGCTGCTGCGCAGTATCCAAAAACATTTCATTAGCAAGCATATTGATATAGTATGCATTGTAATGTGTGTTATATGCCAGAACGTCAATAAGAGTTCCGATAGCAGACCCTTCAAAGTTATAATCTTTAAACTCTGGTCTTGCTGACAAGTATGATTTTAGATTCGACTTAATTCCGTCAAAATCTAGTTCCGTTACTTTGAGGTATGTATTTGCGTCTGCCATTACCTTACTCTCTCTAATATGACATCTAACACAACTGGCTCAGGATCGTTCTGAATCATAAAGGCGATTGATACCGTCAGCGTATGTGTTTCTTCGTATTCTTCAACCTGAACCGCAATTAGTTGCGCTCTTGGTTCAAAGTTCTTAATTGTTTCTTGAATGGAATCTTCCATCAATTTACGAGTCAAGGCATTAAATGGCTCAAAGAGATAATCTCTCAAGCTACAACCAATCAAAGGCTGGAATGGACGTTCGTAAGCTTCGGTAAGAATCAAACTTTTTACCGATTGCCTTACTGCGAGTCTATTCGTTTTGCGTGTCAAAAATCCAGTGATAGGATGAGCCGTAAAGCTCAAGTCAATATCACTAAAAATTTCAGCCTTTGGTTCTGTTGTAGACATCTTTAACCTTGATTTTTATTTTCTTGTATTTCTTTTCTTCTTTCAACACACAATTTTGAAATCTCAGCGAGAGCTTTTCTTGCTCTTGTTCCAGCAGCTTTATTACCCTGCTCAAACTTTTCGCTCTCATTATTATATGTCTCAAAAAGATTTACGATTACATCATGTAATTTCATAATTTTTTCCTTGACGAAGTTAATCAGTTATAGTATAATAGACTTTGTAGTCTTTATGATACTATTTAGTCACCAACTGAAACGTTACCACTACCACTTGCTGTATGCCCGCAAGTAGCTGAATCACCAGCATTACACACCGCAATACCGCCAATAGTAACCGAATTAGATCCAGCGATCATAGTTGGAGCAGCATGAGGCGATGATCCATGACCAGTTACAGCATCACCATCTACAACTACAGCTTTACCATTTGCTGTAACAGTTGATTGAGAGGCAATTAATGCCCCTCCTGCTGCGTCAACACTATCTCTACATATTCCTGGCATTAGGCAAACACCGTTCTTAACCAGTCTGGTGAATATCGGCTAGACCCATCTTTAGCCCAATGGCGAGCAGAACCTTTACCGATATTATTACCAATAGCAATATCAACGTGAGTGCCAACACCGCCCATATAAGCAGCACCAGCACCAGCTGATAAAGTATGTTTTAATTGATCAGCCTTTTCTTTACAGGCTTCAATAAACGCTTTAGTCTTTTTAGTGTCTTTATGGTCTGCGGGTCTATCGGTTCTAAACTGATATTTAAAATCTCGAGTATATAACCAAACGTCAACACCAAACCCTAAGTCATGCCTTTGAGAACCTGTGCGTCGAGTTCCTTCACCCTTTTTATCTTGACCGCCGCTGAAGATAATAACATCAACGTTTGTCTTTTTAGCAGCGTATTTAATAATTTCTTCTAGATCCGGAACAAGCTTTTTATTTCTTGTTGCACCACCAAGTCTATATTCAACTTGACCTGCGTCTCTACCTTCTTCAGTAGCTTTACCACGTGTTTGGATAACTTCCGAACCTGCTGCTGGTGGAACATAAACACCACCTGGACCGCTATAGTATGAAGCCGAACCTTTTTGCTGGCTGATATTAGAAGCCATAGTTTGCGCTTGCTTACTAGAAGAAGTTTCTCCATTCGGACCAATAGCTGTGTGCTCAGGTAGATCGAACGAGAAGTCAAACTCCATTTCACCCAAGTCAGTAATAAATGCTTGTAGGTTAGCGTCACTAATTTCATAATTAGGAATTGGTTTGATAGTTGCTGCCGATGCGCCTGTATCATTCATAGCAATACTTGAGCCATACATAGTCAAAGCAGACTTCGCATTTACATCCATAGCACCGCCGCCATGTATATTCATAGCACCAGTAGAGGACATATTTACTATAGCACCTTTTAGATTCAGAGTGCCTTGCGTTTGAATGTCAATACCTGCTGAAGAACCGATAGTGATTTTAGCATCAGCTGTTACGAAGATATCTGACAGAGAAGTTACAGACGTAATACCTGTTGAGCGAACCGTTGTTCTGCCTTCAGATACAAGAGTTGCGTTGCCTTGAGTTTCAACAGCTACGTCATCACGTGCGCCTATGTATGCGCTACCGCCGACCGCCGCTGTCATATCACCACCGATGTTAAACTTAGCATCACCAGATATACCGATAACAAGTTCTTGACCAGCTTGGTGTAGTTTATTAGCAGCGATAACAATATGACCATCTGGGTGAATTTCAATATAAGCCCCAGAACGGTGTTGGATATTTACACGTTCATGCCCAGGAGTATCATCAAACTCCAACATATGACCAGATTCAGTATATTGAACGTGGTTATATGGGTATTGGGCATTATATGGATCAGGTATGCCACCAGCTGAAGGTTTCTTACGATTAATTTTTTCACCACCACCTGAAGATTCTTGAGAAACATTTTCAGGAGGAACTTCAGCATCAGCTTCTTGTTTCGCTACAACAACTGGTTTAGAGAATAGAATATCCTCTAGAGCAGCATCTAATTCTTCCTGAGTTGAAGACTTGTAGTCTTTATCCAATTTAGAAGAAATATAATCTTTTGAGTCCTTTTGGTCTCCGGATATGTCCCAAGTATCTGCCATCTTCTATCCTACTGGTCTAAAGTCTATTTTATCATCTGGCGTGCCAGCTAGAAAGATTCTTTGTTCAGCTTGACGACGTCTAGCCAAACCTTGTAGAACCTGTCCGCCTGCTTTATTATATAGGAGCATCGCCTCAGAGATTTCTCTGTTACTTCTTTTACCGTTATCGGTAAGAGTATTCAATGCACCAGACCCAAGGTTATACGCAAAACTTGTTAAAGCGTCTTTTTGCTTTTGTGTCCAATTATAACCAAAACCTGAAGATTTAGAATTTACAGAAGCGGCAAAGCCAGCCATTTCTTCTTCTAATCTTTTTCTACCTTCTTCTTTAGTTATGACTTCATTCTTATTTCTTGCTTTAGTGCCATAACCGATAGACCATTGAGCATAATCCCAAAATGCTTTCGGGTTCCAACCTTCAAACGAAGCAACAATATCAATAATATCGCCGCCGATATTTACATCAGAAGATAGATCTTGCCCAGCATATGGGTCAATACCTCTACTCCTAGAGTTGGTATTATTACCTGTATCTCTTGGATAAACGCCGTTTGGATCTTGAAAGGCAGCTCCTGTTGAGAACCCATCGTTAAATCCTGGAAGGGAACCCATAATAAGAGGCTCTTGTGCGTTTTGACCATCAAGAAAAAACCCGATGACCCATGAACCCTCAACCAAACCTGTAGGCGAATTACCTATACCACTAATCCCAGCAGAAGTTGCTGGAGTCATAATCATAGCCCATGGCAAATCTTCTTTCGGCAGCTGAGTAGTGTCCTCAGTATGGTAGCCGAAGATACGGACTTGACATCTACCAAGCCTTGCTGGGTCGTGTCGATTTTCAACGACTCCGACCCACCAAACAAATCCATTATCAGCGAGGGTTCTTTTCATTACTTATCTTCCGACATTATCTTTAGCGTTATTTACAGCTTTTTTAATTCTTTGACCCATTCTATTTTTTGTAGCAGCCTTTTTCTTTTTTGGGGCTGGAGCTGATACTGCTACAGCAGGAGCTTCTTCTGGAGCTTCAGCAAGCAGCTCTGGTTCAACTACTGGCTGAACATCAGGCTCGATAACTTCTTGAAGGAATTGTGGGTTTCTTAGTGGTGCTGGCATAATAT